CCAGTAAAGGTCATAGTTTCGCTGTCTAAATCTATACTTAAAGCACCGCCTGAGTCTCCTTTAAAGTCAAAGTCTTGCGCTGTTATTTGTGCATCTACATATGCTTTTATTGATTGTTGTGTGGCTAGTTTGACATTACTGTTACTGCCTAAGTTATCTTCGTCTAATATTCCTGTGACTGTTGCGCCACCTGCTGTGAAGAGTAAGCCTTTTAATTTAGTGCTTAAAGATGATGCGTTGCTTGATGTAGTAGCAAGCCATCTAGCATTGGCATGGTCATATATAATTGTAGAGCCTGCATCACTAGAACCGACTGTTTCTTCTGCTGTTGATCTTCCTAATAATGTTGCTGCACCTGCTAGACCTTGTGTCCCTACAGTTATGATACTTATTGCATCGCCGTCAGTTACGACAACTTTGTTTATGGTATTGGTGTTGGAGGTTGTTACCTTTGATATAGCCATTATCTGCTAATGTTCCTCCTGATTGTATAAGTGCCTTCTAAGATACGATATACCCTAGATGAACCGTCTACTACCTCAAGATCAAATATCCCGTCACCTGCCGTTAAATTGGCTGTATCTGCTGCGGATATAGATAAGGTTACTGTACCTGCTGAACCACCTAAGGCGATTCTGTTATTTGCTGTTGTGAGTGTGAGAACTTCTGATGAACTTTCAGGTGTTTCCCTTAAGTCCATTTCTGCTGACGTGTAGCCAGTTAGATTGATTACTGTATCGCTAGAATCTTTTAGCGTAAGGGTTTGTCCAAAGGTCGCTCCCTGTTCTATGATGAAATGATGATATCCTGCACTCATAATTGTTCCCTTTAATTTGCATGGTATCTACCATCATTAGCATCTGCTGAATTAATAATATCACTTTAGAATGTGTTGAGCATCAAAAAGTAATCGGGGTATAAGTTATGAAGCCTTCTTCTTAGTAGTTCTCTTTTTAGATTTTTTTGGTGCTTCACCGCCTTCCCACGCTTCGTTTACGTCAGGAGTGCTAGGATCATCTGCTTCTAATTGTCCTTTTTCGTTTCTTGCTCTTACAGGCTCGCCTTCTTCTTCTGCTCCTGTAGAAACTTTAACTTCCATTGCCCATCCGTTTTCAACAAACGTAGACATGATATCTTCTTGCCATGATTCTTTTGCATCAACAACTTCGTCTACTTGATATAGCTTAGTGTCTGTACCTTCTTGATTAGAGGATGCAGGTTTAGGTACTAAAATTTTAAATGTTTTGTTAGCCATTTTTATCTCCAAAAGAAAGGGTAGGCGATTAAACCTACCCAATCAAATTACATAATGCCGTTAGACATTATGGATTGTTACAGTGTTATCAGAACTGTGTCTTGCATCACCTTTCAGGATAATTCCACTGATACTTGTACCAGTTGAATGTGTACCTGTTTTAGCAATTACTAAACGCACATATCTTTTACCACCGACATATCCGACTTGGTGAATAGACCCTGCTGTATCTGGGTTACCGCCTGCAGTACCATCAAGGATTAACCATATGCCACCACTGGCTATAGTTCCATCAATGATATCTGCTTGTGCAACATCAGTAAAAGTAGAGTTGTCATCACTATGCTCTAANGATATNTGGAAGTTCAAGTTTGCTGCAAGAGTATCACCTTCTGCGCCAACATTAACAACAGCCAAGCATGATTCGTAACCTTGAAGGTCAACTCCTACACCATTTGCTGCTGCAGTTTTGACTGCAGGGATAATAGACATTACAGGAACTAGATTATTTGATAAGTCTTTCATAATTTACTCCTTATTAAGTTGACACTTTTTGTTTAATGACAGCTTCAGCTTGAAGAACCTGTCCACCAACTCTACGTCTAGCAATGTATCTAACATTACCAGTAGTAGCTTGTGTGAATGGGTCTCTAGTTACAGCTAAAGATACTCTGTCAACAATCATGTATGCTCTTCTAAAATCACCGAACAATACAGGATAAGTGTTAGCACCCACGTCAGGCATATCAGTAGCTTCTACATAAGGATAACCTAATATAGTATTAGGGACTCCTGCTTGTAGAGACATACCTGCTTGGAATACATATTGCCCTGCAGTGTCTTTAAGTTTTCTTATTGCAGAAAGAGTTCCTCTGTTAAAAACAAAAGTTCCATTTCTAGAATATTCAGACTTAATGCTGTGAACTAAAGTTATCAGTCCATCAGCTAGCAACGTAGAAGCGTGTCCTGAGACTGCTTCACCAACACTACCGTTAGTTAGAAGTCCTTCAGGTTTGCCTACTGAGTCACCGCTTACAAATGCAGTTCCTTCAGCTTTAGCAAATTGCTCTGCGAATTCTGATTGCATTTCTGATTCTAGATCAAAGACAGTATCTTCTAAGTTTTGCTCAGAGATATCAACTAAAGCGTAAAGTTCGTGTGCAGGTAGTTCTTCTAAACCAACTGTGTAACCAGTAGTTTCAGAACGGCTTGCAGATTCAGCTACCCAATTGGCAGAGAATTGACCATCACGTTTAGGCACTTGGATTGATCTTTGTCCAGTGCTTCTCACTCTAGCGATTGAACGAATAGGTGAAATTTCTGTTACTGTTTTTAGTAACTCTCTCACATATTCAGGTGGTGCTAGATATCCACCAGTTGAGTCATTGCTGACCGTTAGTGCTTTTTTCTCTGCATCATCAAGATTTTCTAATCCTTTTCTGCAGTAAGCTTCAAATGCTACAAGAGTTTCGTCAACTTGCTTGGCTTCATAACCTGAATTTGGTCTTTTCATGACCGTTTCAAGTTGTTCTACCTGCTCTTTGATTCCTTCTTGAGCCTGTTTGGCTTGTGTGATTTCTTGGTTAATGTCCTCAAGACTATTCAGCTTTTCTTCAATAGCATCTAGTTTTGAATCTACCAATATATCAACATTTTGCCCTTTTTCTAGTGCTTCTAATTTTTCGTCATTAGCTTTTTTAAATTCTTCAAAAGCATGACCAATTTCAGAAACAGCATTTTTTATATCTTCAGACATAATTGCTCCTTAGAGTTTGGTTATTGTTAATGTTAATTGTTTAATGGCTTCTACCACTTCAGCATTAACATCAACATCTCGCTGAGTAAATGCCAGATTAACAGCCTTTGCTGCAACCTTTGCTTCTGAACGAGATAAGTTGAAAGCATCACGCATTCCATTCTCCCATTCTCTAATAGAGATTTCCTCTCCCTTTATCTGACGAACCGTAGCTTTAGGGTTCATCGGAAAAGTAACGAGACTGATCTCCATTAAATCTACCTCTTTGATAATGCGTTGATTTTTACGCTTATCATAAGAAACTTCTTTCGGGTTCACTCTAAAGCCTATGCTTAGACCATCTAAAGCACCCATTTTTAATAATTCGTAGGCTTCTTGCCCTGCTTGTGTTTTTAAAGCCAATCTGCCTTTAACATAAAGACCATGACTATCTTCAACTATTTCATCAAATACACCTATTGGCATATCAGATTTATGTTGATATAAAAGTTTGACACCTTTGTTACCTCTCTCTGCAAGGCTCTTTGTAAATGCACCACTTTTGATTACATCATTACCTAAATCAGTATTGTTAAAAACTGATCCGTAACCTTCAAAAGTACCGTCTTGGTTTTCATTAGCTTTAATTTCAGAATGTACTTCTATATAAGACTTAAGTTCAGAGACATTATCTTCGCAATCACAAGCTTCTTTCTTTTTAGGTTTCTTAGGTTTCTTCATACGACCACCGTAACCATATCCTGATTCTTCGTTCTCAAGTTCTTCACCTGTCAACCTAGTGTAATCTGCGTGTGAACCGCATGGCATATAAACAATGTTTCCATCATCATCATGCGTGTGTGTACCTGAACAACCTATCTCTTCTGCTCTTGCTTCAGCTTCAGCTTCAGTAGTAAATACGTCTTTACTAACTTCTCTTTTAAAATCGTCATTCTGTTTAGAATCTTCGTGGGAATCGTACTCGTCTGTACGGACAGCTAAATCAGGCTCATTAGATGTTAATTCACTGCTCATAGTGCTATCTCCAAATTTATCCCTATATATAGTATCTCAATGGTTAATCAGACACAACATCTTGTTCATCTGCATAAATAATGACACATCTACAATTTATTACATTCTTAGCACCACCTTTTGGATCACCTGCGTAACCCATAGGAGTACCACCAATTAAAAAATCTTCATCCATACTTCTAGTCTGTCCGTTTGCTGATGAGTGTGCAGACCTTGTTCTTAGGTCACTAGTTGATACCCACTTCTTAACCATAGACATTCCTAAGTCTGTTTGTACTGTTTGATAATAACTGTGGTTAGCAAAACTTGCTGCATTATGGGTTTCTGTTCTCGCTATGGTTGCTGCCCTTGTTCTAGTTATAGGAGTTATCTTATTAGCAATATTATTAGCTATCTGTGTAAGTGTAAGATTATCTTCTCTGCCTTGTATGATAATTCTATTAACTCTATTAGACAGTCTTTCTGATATACCGCTTAACACTAAGGTTCTTCCTGCATAGTAACTTGATACGATAGCTTCAAAGTCTACGCTTCTACCCATCACAAAAACTTCGTCTTGTTTCCTATTTAGGTTATATATCTCTTCTGAACTTGCATACATGTTTCTAAATACCTTTCTGTAATGCTGTGACATGGTTGGAAGTAACTCTTCGTTTAAGTCTTGTATAGCTGTGTTTAGATCAAAGACTCCAAACTCTTTATAAAGAAATGCTTTGGTTCTTGCAAACTTACGAAACAAAGAAGTTAGCCTTCTGAATAGTTGTTTCTCTAAATTGTTACGAATACGTTGTTGTCTGCGTACTTCTTTTAAGGCACTGATTCTGCCTCTTCTTATATCCCTAAATTGCTTTCGTGCTAATCCCACTATATTTTTCTTAAAGCACTAAACCTGTGTCCTACTGTCACATCAGATGGTTCTCCACCCTGATATACAGTTATTAATGCTGCAGGATTATCTTCACTACCATTTATAGTAAAGTCTGAATTAGGAATTTTTAGGCTACCAGTTCTAATAACTCTTTTAATCTTACCTCTTGCTCTACCACCTGAACTGTTCCAAGAAACCATGTCTCCTACTTTTAGTGCATCTGCTTCTGCTTTGCTTTCATTTTCTATTTGATCTCTTTTCTTTTTAGACCAACTAAATCCTGCATCTCCTCCCCATAAAGCCCATGCGATTCTTCCTGCACTTGG